AAGTAACGCCTTGAGTCGTAAAACTAGATCCTTTGTCTGTATTAAAAGTTACTACAATTGTAGCGCCATATGTATATACTACATTTGTATTACTGGTTCCTCCTAGTGCAGTTACAACGACACTTGCGGTACCAGTTTCTCCTGCTGGTGTAGTTGCGCTTATTTGTGTAGCGCCAAGAAGTTGTACACCAGTTGCAGATACTCCACCAATAGTGACACTGGATACACCTGTAAACCCTGTGCCTGTAATTGTTATATTTTGTCTGCCTCCTAAGGGTCCTGCATTCGGAGTCACGCTAGATACTGTTGGTGCAGCAACATAAGTATACAATGTATTTGGCGCATTTGTTCCTCCTGGAGTGGTTACAACCACACTTGCATAACCAGCAGTTAGTCCTACTGGAGTTGTTGCACTTATTCCTGTAGCACCAATGACAGAGAAACTAGTTGTAGTTGCACCGCCAACAGTGACATTGGATACACCTGTAAACCCGGTGCCTGTAATTGTTATATTCTGTCCGCCTCCTAATGGTCCTGCATCAGGAGACACGCTAGATACAGTTGGTGCAGCAAGATAAGTATACAATGTATTTGGCGCGTTTGTTCCTCCTAGAGTGGTTACAACCACACTTGCATAACCAGCAGTTAGTCCTACTGGGGTTGTTGCACTTATTGATGTAGCGCCAATGACAGAGAATCTAGTTGCTGTTGCGCCGCCAACAGTGACACTGGATAAAGCTGTAAACCCTGTGCCCGTAATTGTTATATTCTGTCCGCCTCCTAATGGTCCTGCATCAGGACTCACGCTAGATACTGTTGGTGCAGCAAGATAAGTATACAATGTATTTGGCGCGTTTGTTCCTCCTGGAGTGGTTACAACCACACTTGCAGAACCAGTAGTTAGTCCTTGTGATGTTGTCGCAGTGATTACCGGTACGGGAGAATACCATAATCCTGTATCTGAACCGGATCCAGCAACGGCTTTCTCTCCATCCGATGATATGGCTACGGAAGAAAAACTATCATTTGTTTTGTTAGTTTGTCTCCATGTTTGTCCCGAATCGGACGAATACCATAATCCTGTATCTGAATAGGATCCAGCAACGGCTTTCTCTCCATCCGATGATATGGCTACGGAATTAAAACTATCATTTGTTTTGTTAGTTTGTCTCCATGTTTGTCCCGAATCGGACGAATACCATAATCCATTTGAATCTGATCCAGCAACGGCTTTCTCTCCATCCGATGATATGGCTACGGAATAAAAAAAATCATTTTGCTTGGTAGATTGTATCCATGTTTGTCCCGAATCAGACGAATACCATAATCCTGCATTTGAATAGGACCCTGCAACGGCTTTCTTTCCATCCGATGATATGGCTACGGAATAAAAATCTCCACCTGGTTTAGTGTTAGTCCATGTTTGTCCCGAATTGGACGAATACCATAGTCCTGTACCTGAATAGGATCCAGCAACGGCTTTCTCTCCATCCGATGATATGGCTACGGAATTAAAACTACTTCCTGATGTATTGATAGATTGTATCCATGTTTGTCCCGAATTGGACGAATACCATAATCCATTTGAACCTGCTGATCCAGCAATGGCTTTAGTTCCTGCAATGGCTACGGAACTAAAATATCCACCTTGTTTAGTGTTAGTCCATGTTTGTCCCGAATTGGACGAATACCATAATCCTGTACCTGAACCTGATCCAGCAACGGCTTTCTCTCCATCTGATGATATGGACACAGAATAAAAAAAATCATTTTGCTTGTTAGATCGCGACCATGTTTCTCCCGAATCGGACGAATACCATAATCCATTTGAACCTGCTGATCCAGCAACGGATTTAGTTCCTGCAATGGCTACGGAATTAAAACTACTTCCTGATGTATTGATAGATTGTCCCCATAGTGCCAACGTTGAATTTACTACAGATACATTTGTTGCAGTTGCACCGCCAACAGTTACATTGGATACAGATATAAACCCGGTCCCTGTAATTGTTATATTCTGTCCGCCTCCTAAGGGTCCTTCATTCGGAGTCACACTTGAGACGATTGGAATCGTAAAACTGTCACCAAACGTTCCCAGAATCTTAGACATATATATATATTAGGAATAAAATAATTTACCACATAACTTTTTCTATGTAAAGTTGTAGGAATTAATTATTATACCGACCGAAAAGAAAAATGAGACAAAAACATAATTATTACTTATATATTTTATAACTATGTTTCAAGTAATTTGTTAAATGTACTTTTGTTATTTTATTTGCTAATATTTATTGTATTGTATTATAAATATCTTCATGTGTATTTGGACTTTCCTTTTTTATTTAATGTTCTAACTGAATAAAATACTCCTCAATTGCGTTGGTTCTTGATGATAAGGGAATGAATTCATTTTTACTATTTTCAATCGTTTCTCTTATTATTTTGGATTTATGAATAACCGCATTATCCATAGTAACTAAATGGGTTTTGTATTTATCTTTAATAAACTCATGATAAAACTCTAAAATATCAGTTGTTTTTACACCTCCTTTTCTTTCTGGATATAATTTCCAACCAATAACTTTGTTTGCGCTTATAGCACATAATAGGTTATATCGTTTGTATAAGAAAGCGTCATATTCAAATAAATTGAGGTTTCATCTAAACATATTGTTTTAGTGTAATCATATTTTCCCAATTTCTTATAAAACTCTGCTAAATCTTGTTTTTATTGACCTTCTCTTTTTTCTGGGTAATATTTACTTCTTAATCGTTTTCGTGTTATTTTATTGTTATGTAAAATAGTATAAATGCTTCTATCGGTTAAATAAACGCCAAACTTTTCATTATATAGAAACAGGAGACCGCCCTGAAAAATATGAGCGTGATTATAAGTTTCAATAAAATATACTAACCACTATTAGCGATTAATAATCGCTATAGTCGTCAAATGTATAATGCTCTTTAAGAGTGCATTTATATCACCTAAAACATTAACTGAACGATTTTTTATTTTTTATAGAAAGTTTATCTCATTTTTCTTTTAGGTCGGTGTAATTGATACTATCGGTTGATGTAGAGAGGTTAAACATCAAAATATATGTTATAGCTCAGCTGAGCTGAGGTAAGCTAGGCTAGACTAGGCTAAGTAACAGTTATTTTTTTGGTTTCTCCACTACTGTTAGAATCAGAGCTAAAGCCAGTGTCTGATTCATTATTCTTGTCTTCTGGGTTTTCTTCTGATACATTCAGAATTTCGGTTTTTGCTTCAGATTCTTCTTTTTCTGGAGACTCATTAGGGGGTTTAGGTTTTATAATGTAATTGGTAGTTTCAAAATTCAATTCTTGATTATCTTCTACGCTATTTTCGTTTGTAGGAGATTGTTTCATTTCCACAAGAGAAGATTCACTTTCAGGTTTATATGCAGGACTTCCTGTAGGATACTGAGGACTCACTTCTTCTGGAACATATGCAGGACTTCCTGTAGGATACTGAGGACTCACTTCTTCTGGAACATATGCAGGACTTCCTGTAGGATACTGAAGACTCACTTCTTCTGGAACATATGCAGGACTTCCTGTAGGATACTGAGGACTCACTTCTTCTGGAACATATGCAGGACTTCCTGTAGGATACTGAGGACTCACTTCTTCTGGAACGAATCCTTCTACTGCTTGGAGTTCAGTGTTTTTTAATTCGTTTTCCAGTTCGCGGTCTTTTGCATATGCTTTTTGAATACCGGCATTTACCTCGTTGATTTTATCATTTAACGTTTTCTTGTAATTTTTTATGAATTCGTCTATTTTTTCCTTTGGAACTTCTTCTTCTATATGCAATAATTTTTCCATATTGCGAGACTGATAAGATAAATTGAGAAGTTGATCCACATTTTCTTCCGTAATAATGCGCATTTGTACGTTCATAACTTGCAGCTCTTGAATCAACAATTTTAACGAATAGGGAATACGTAAGATACTAAAGGAACGACCATAGACGCTATACACTTCCAAAATAGGATTCCCTTCCACATTTGTATTGAACACAAGAGGCCCGTCTGCAAAAGGACTTAAAAATAAATTCATGGATGGATTGTAGATAGCAATCGCTCCGGTTTTGTTACAAACAGCCATATAGTATTCGTCACCACGTACCATATAAGATTCTGTCAAAAAATAAGAAGCACCGTGAGCTAAAATACCATCGCGTTCCATTTCGCCGATACGTAGACCGCCATCATTGGCACGCCCTTGTACTGTTTGTCGTGTTAGAGCTGTCCTTGGTCCACGCGCACGATAATTGATTTTATCTTTGACCATATGTTTCAAACGCATGTAATACGTTGGACCAATAAATATTTCTGAATAAATTTGTTCACCAGTCATACCATTGTATAACAATTGATTACCACTGGAGTGGTAACCTACTCTTGTCAACATAGAGCCGTACGTTTCCGTATTTGCCCCCTTGGTAGCAAACGCAGTACAATCGCCAAAGGATCCATACATAGTACATGCTTTGCCTAGCAGACATTCTATCAGTTGCCCGATCGTCATACGACTCGGTATAGCGTGTGGATTAATAATAAGATCTGGTCGCGTTCCATCGGCACAAAACGGCATATCTTCTTCAGGAATAATAAGCCCGATAGTTCCCTTTTGACCCGCCCGAGATGCCATTTTGTCTCCAATCGCTGGAATACGTTCTTCGCGAATGCGTACTTTTGCAATACGAAATCCTTCTTCTCCATCCGTTATGAACGATTTGTCTACAAATCCCAACTGTCCCTTTTTCGGTTTTACGGATTGATCAATATAGGAATCTTTATTGTCAGTTGTAGACATGAGTTGTCCAATCAAGACAATTTTATCATTGAGAGATGTGTTTTCTTTAATTAATCCCGATTTGTCCAAGTAACTATAATCATATCCTGGTTTCAATCCGGATACATTTTGTTTGGTTTCTATTTCTGTAAAAAACGAGTTTACAGCGGTACCTGATACTTTGGATGATTCTTCGCGTGCTTCGTACATGGAAAAATAAGTTGTGTTAAAAAGACCTCGTTTCAAAGACCCTTCATTAATTAAAATGGCATCTTCTACGTTGTAACTTGTATAGCACATAATGGCTACAATAGTGTTTACTCCATATGGTTGTTCTTCTTTGTTAATGTATTCTAGGTATCGTGACTTAATCAAAGGTGTTTGTCCATAATTTAATATTACACCCATTTTATCAATTCTCATTTGATAATTAGAGTGAAATACCGAGACGGCTTGACGACTTTGTCCACATGAAAACACATCTCTTGGTAACTGATTGTTTTCGGGATAAATAATAGAGTTGCCCATGACACCTAACATGAGTGAAGGATCAATTTCTAAATGTGTATAATATTTATTGTGTTTCAAATCATCTTTTTGTATAGCGATAAGAGCAGTTTCTTCTTCCGATGTATCAATATAATCTATGATACCCTTGTTTTCTTGAAAAAAAGTAACAATATCGGCAAATCCACGGGAGCCTTTTGTTTTTATAGAATACAAATCATCTACCCGATACAAAACATTATTACGAATACTAAAGTCTGTATCTAATTTTTCTTGAAACCCGGTTACAGTTTGTTCCCAAGTATACTTGCGTGATTCAATAATATCCTTTACGTTTCCTTCTTCATAACTAATTTTTTTATTTGGCGTTATATAAAAAATAGGACGCGTTAGGCGTCCTTCATCTGTGTATAAATATACAATGTTATCTTCATAGTTAAAACTAATGCTTGTATAGGCTGGTATAACACCATTACGACGAAATAATTTTAAGACATTCACGGTTTCAATAGGCGAGTCAATTACGCCAATCCAATTCCCATTGACAAAAATTTTTGTGTTAGAGGCTAAGTACCCAGTATTGCATTCTTGCAACAATTTCAAAGGCGTATTTTGTCGCAACCATTGGATCAAAGGAAAGGACGACACGCCAATAGTAACAGCAGTGCTAATCGCCAAATGTTTATGTAACCCAACGTTTGCTCCGTCTGGGGTATCTACCGGATCAATATAACCCCATTGTGAGCTATGCAATAAATGTGGTGCAACGGCTTTAGAACTAGATTCCATAGGCAAACTTAATTTTCTCAAATGGGAAATATAGGTAAACCATGAGAGCCGGTTTAAATCTTGAACCACCCCTAAACGCTTCGTGTTAGCCTCTGCGCCCCAATTACCTTTAAATGCTTTTTTAAATCCTTGTTCTACGATTCTTTCTTTAAAAATATCTTTTATGTTGTCTTCTATTAGACTAACAAAACTGTCTCTGTATTTTCCGATATGATAATAATATTCTTTATCAATAGTCAGACCAATACTACGTTTTTGGATCAAATAATACTCGCGAAAGAGTTGATAAATTAAAGATCCTGAAGTTTCTACGCGCTTGAACTTAAAATTGTCTCGATCGGTTGGTTTTTCTTGTTTTGTAAATACCTTAAGTAGTTTGTAAACCATGAATCCAACAAAATAAGCTTTGTCTAAAAAGTTATCTTCACCAATATGAGGCAAAAAATAATTCATCAAAATATCTTGTAAAGAAGAAACCGTTTGGCGTTTTGTAAATGTTGCAATAAATTCCAATGCAGTTTGTTGCGTAAATATTTGACTTGCGTCATGAATGGATGGAATAAATAAGTCAATAAAGGATTCGTTGTGGTTCAAATCTAACAGACATGTTTCAATAATAGCCTTATCGGAAATAATGCCTAATGCTCTAAAGACAATAAACAGTGGAATTGGTTTTCTAACGTTTGGAATATCCACGACAATTTGTTGGTTTGAATACTTTGCATCTGGAGCGACAATTTTAACGGAAGTATAACGAATCGGCTTAGATGCATCTTCCGAAACTGATCGCACCTCAGCTGAAAAACTGTACATTTCGTCAGGATTGTATTTACGTACATAAAGCATATTATTGGCAAATTTCTCTTGACTAACAATTACTTTTTCTTTTCCATCAATGATAAAGTATCCACCCATATCGTTTCGGCATTCTCCTAGGTTAAACCGGGCTTCCGTAGTCAAACCTTTTAAAATACATAAATTGGAGTGTAACATGATGGGAAATCTACCTAAAAAAAGTTTATCTAAAGTAATGGATTGCTCTATTTTTTGTCCTCCATTGTAATAAATGAAATCTACATGGACATCATAATGAATGGTAATGCCATACGTCATATTTCGCAAACGTGCTTCATTTGGATACATATAATGGGTATAAGGCTTTCCTGTGATGTTGTTACCATCGTAAATAACTGGTTTTCCAAAATACAGTTGGTTTCCATCCTTTCCTCCTAAGTATAAGAGACATTGATTCTGTTTTTTATTTGCATCTTTTGAATCATCGCGTTCTATAAAACGAATGGGATTGTTTTCACGAAAGATTTGAAAAATTCCACGTGAAAAAAAATCATTGTAAGAATCTAAATGATGTGCAACTAAATTATATGGATTATCTTTAAAATATTTATCAATTAAGTTCCATGCAATTGTATCCATCTATATTTATATTATAAACAATATTTTTATAATATAATTTATTAATTATATTATAAAAATCTCTAATTTAGTCTAACTAACTAAACAATTACAAGAACTATCTAGTATTGATATAATCTTGTACGATGACGTAATTTGTACGTTTTATGTATTTTGTTTTTTTTCTCTTTTTTTGTACTATCTTTCATTCCATAATGATGTGTAACTGTAAAATTGGTCCATGGTTGTTCCGGACGATCGTATAAATAAGGTCTCAAAAAAGCCCATTCACGATGTTCATCGCAAAACTTGTCTTTGAAAAAAGGTATGCCACAAGAATCTCCATATCGCAAACAAAATGACATTTTTTTTGCCATTTTCGTGTCACAAACGTTTCCGTCCAACGCACCTCTTGGTTGAAAAGGTTTTGGTCTAGAAGGGTCAGACATATACTCTCTTGCATCTAATTCGTAATGGGAGCATACTGTTCTAGAGCAAGGATTTTCTTTATGTAAATAAACATCGTAATGATCCGCTAAAATGATTTTAGCAATCTCTAAATTGATTTTTCCTTTGTATTGATCCATCAAATCATCTAAGCGTACGCGACGCGCTCCTTGGTGACGGCGTATATCATCAAACCCTGTATTTGCGCATTCTAAGTTACGGATTCTTGGATCATATGGAGCATTGAAGCCAATAAAATACCCATTTTTGGTTCTAGAAACATCATGGTATTTAAGTCCTAGCTCTAATCGTAAAATCTCATTCGTTTTTGTATCGCCAAATAACCACGAGTTCGCATAATCTCCTGAATTTCCGTCTAACAAAATAGTGACATAGTCATCCAAATTATTTCCATACTGCATGGCTTTCCGTATACGACATGAAATAGGAAACTTATTTTCAAAAGGCAAAAATCCACCAATCGTCGTTTCTGTACCAATTATCCCCTTACTAGTTACAAAAAAATCAGTTCCAGACCAGATCCATCCTGGAAACCCCTGAATCAACATACGAGCTCCCTTCGTCGGTTTCAAGTCTAGCACGATTCGCGCATACTGTCCATCCACAAAATTAGAAAAATTATTATGCGCAACAACAATTTTGCCATCTTGAGTCCAGTCTCCGTTGGCAATAAACGCACTGCAACGTTCTTGTGAACCGCCGCCTTCTCCTCCTGGAGGTCTTACATGGTGTTTGGTTCCATCCTCATCCTTGTTAGGATACCAATATTCGGTCAGCAAAAAATAATTGTTCCATGCAATGATTTCATCTAGAGTGGTACGCGTTCCGCCTGCATTGATTCCTTCCGCAACACCCACCATTTCTTCATAGAATTCTTGAAAATGAGTCATAATTGTATGTTTCAATAACTTTTCTCCTGCTTCAATAAAATATTCCCAAGGACGCCCATACTCTTGATAAATAGTATATTGAAGCATTTCTTGCACTTTTTTCATTTCATTTGCAATTAAATAACCATAAGCATATCCCCTCTCACGCGGCGATCCTCGCACTGATACATATAACCATCCATTTGATTCATAACTGAGTCCATTTTTGATCTTTTTCATTGTTTATGAAACCTATTATATTTAGAAGATATTATAATTACACATATAACATTTACAAAAACTGATTCCATTTCATTTCTAACTCTGTTAACTGATCTATCGTGTTTACCCCTGTAATTTCTATTTGTCTTTCTTCAGGAATATTATATAAATCAATCGCAATTTCTTCTCCATGTTTGATGAGTTCAATGATATCCGTTAAATAATATTCTTGCTGCGCATTTTGGTTCGTTAATAAAGGCAAATATTTACATAAAACGTCTAAATCAAATGCATAAATACCACAATTTACTTTTTGTACTGTTTTTTCCAAAGAAGAACAATCTTTTTCTTCTGTTATTTTTTCAAATAAGCCATCGCACGTCTCTATAATACGTCCATATCCGTAAGGATTCTGCATAACAGTGGTTACTATTTTTACTGTATGAAACTGTTGTAATATATCATGTATCGTAGTTGATTGAATAAACGGAGTATCACCTGATAATATCACTACATTTGCATGTGAATACTTTAATAAATGAGATCTACAACACTGTATCGCATGTCCTGTGCCTAACGCTTGTTCTTGTAGTACAAACTCTATATTATCTAAATTAACATGCTTAGATAGGGTTTCTTCTATAATGCCACGAAACTTGCCTACAACAATGAATATTTTTACGGGATTTAGCAAAAAAGTTTGGTTGATTATATGAACTAACATAGGTTTTCCGCCAATATTATGAAGGACTTTAGGCAAATGTGAGTTCATACGTTTTCCTAAACCACCTGCCATGATAATGATAACTAATTTTTTACTCATGAATATACTAGTATAATGATCTTTATATTTATATTTATATTTATATTTATATTTATATTTAGTGATTTTGTAAATGTAAATAAATATTACTATATTCTATAAATAAATGTGTGGCATTGTAGCATGTATTTCACAAGAATGTTCAACTATTTTGTATGAAGGATTAATACAACTAAAAAACAGAGGTTACGACTCTGCTGGAATGTGTTCTATCAATAAACAGGATAACACCTTTGCAGTAAACAAGTATGCGTCAACTGGAAATACGGATGCATATCATAAGCTACACGAAGAACTATTTAATCATCATAACAATTACGTTGGAATTGCACATACACGTTGGGCGACTCATGGTGCAAAAACAGATATTAATTCACATCCTCACATAAGTATGTGTGAAAAATTTGCAGTTGTACATAATGGAATTATTGAGAACTATAAACAACTCAAAGAAATGCTACAAAATAATGGATACATCTTTCAATCACAGACAGACACCGAAGTTATCGTACAAATGCTATCATTTTTGTATAGATCAAACACAAATGTATTAGAGTGCATTCAGTCATTAATTCATGTTCTAGAAGGTACCTGGGGATTAGCTATTCTTTGTAAAGATACTCCAAATACTATATATTGTACACGTCATGGTAGTCCACTTTTAGTTGGGTATGACGAAGATTATGCTATCGTTGTTTCCGAAAAAAGCGGGTTTTGTAATAAAATTCAAAACTATTTTGTCTTGAATAACTTAGATATATGCCAAATAACCAAAACGGAAGGTTGTGTCAAAATTCATACCAATTATGAGTATATTACGAAACACTTAACTACTACAAACTTTGCATTGACACCTTACCCTTATCCTTATTGGACAATAAAAGAAATACATGAACAAATAGACTCTTCTTTGAGGTGTATCAGTATGGGTGGAAGAATACTTCACACAAATCAAGTAAAATTAGGTGGATTAGAAGGGCATGTAGAACAGCTAAAAAATATAAACCATCTTATTCTATTAGGATGTGGTACATCCTACTATGCCGGACAACACGGATTATACTTTTTTAAAGATTTATGTGATTTTCATACTGTACAAATATTTGACGGAGCCGAATTTACTCAACAAGACATACCTAAATCTGGAACTACTGCGTTGTTATTAATATCTCAATCGGGCGAAACCAAGGATTTACATAGATGTATAGAAATAGGAAAACAACATAACTTATTTTTAATAGGGTTAGTGAATGTAGTAGATTCATTGATTGCAAGAGAAGTAGATTGTGGATGTTACCTAAACGCAGGGCGGGAAATGGGAGTTGCTTCTACAAAGGCATACACGTCGCAAGTAATCTTGTTATCTATGATTGCTATTTGGTTTGCGCAAGAAAAAAAAATCAATTCAATAAAACGTACAGATTATATTAAAGACCTTAGACAACTGCATATTGATATTCAATGCACGTTAGAAATGAATGATTCAAATATAGATTCACTAGTATCAAACATATTTGCAAGTCGCAATAACTGTTTTTTGCTAGGTAAAGGAAAATCAGAATCTGTTGCAAAAGAAGGAGCCCTTAAAATAAAAGAAATCTCTTATATCCATAGTGAAGGGTATTCTACATCTAGTTTAAAACATGGTCCTTTTGCCTTGTTAGATGAAAACTTCCCAGTTATTATGATTGCTCCAAATGACTCCAATTATAGTAAGATTGAGAACGCATATGAAGAAATAGTATCTAGGCATGCCCCTGTTATTTTTATCACAAGTAAAAGCGATCAACCCAAAGAAAGAAAAAATATATTGTTTGTACCAGAAAACAAGGTATTTAGTGATTTGTTGTGTGTGATCCCTTTACAACTATTGGCGTACAAACTAGCCATATCTAGAGGTATTAATCCAGATATACCAAAAAATTTAGCAAAAGTAGTTACTGTAGAATAATTTATTTCATTTTATTTCATTTTATTTCATTTGATTATGTTTTGGAAACACTAGTGGCAGGATGTGCAGGAATAGTTATATTAAATATGTTAGATATAATGTGGTTAAAACTAATAAAAAACCCCAATAAAATCACGAAAAAAGCAATAATGTCGCTTCTATATATTTTTTGTTTTAAATAATATTGGTTGATTAGTAGAATCAATGTAAATTGAATAATAATTAATAAAAAAGTGTCTTGTGTAGGTGTAACTAGTTCATACTTGTCACCAACATAAATGGTAAATGTCATAAATAACCAATCCAGCCATGCAAAAGGAATAGCCATTTTATATGCTTGCCACATGGATAACTCTTTATAAGGTAACGTGACAAATTGACCCCACATAGAAAAACTTTGTGCAATGATGAATAACGTAATGAACAAGATATATTGAAAAATTTTATGAATATCCATTCTATTTATATGGTGTAACTATATATTATGCATATTATATTCCTGATATAATATAATACTTGCCAAACAATGAAAAATATTCTACATATTGTATTATTTTGGTTATTTCTAAACATTATCATTGGACTAACAATGGATTTTGCGTTGTTTACGCAAACTACTCCAGAGATGAAAAAAGAAAGTATCCCTTTTAAATTATTAACCACTGAATTTTGGGCAACTATAGAATGGATGTTTGTAATACCAGCCAACCGTATTGGAAATACGTTTTTAAATCCAGCACAAATTTCTCTTTCTAGTTACGTGTTTGATTTTTTAGCACAGTTATGGTCTAATACATTTTGGTTACATTTACCTACTACAATAGATGATTATGCTGGAATGGTTCTCATTTTGTTTGGAATGTATTTAGCGAAGTTTCGTTTACTTGGATAACACTATATCTATCCGTACATTTCACGCATTTCTGAGTATGTCATAGGTCTGCCTATTTTTTTTTCAAATTCATTCGCTCCTTGCTGCATGATGCCTCGCAGAAAACTTGTTGATTGCTCTAATTGTTCACTTGTAGGTTTATAACTAGAGTCATTTATTTTATCTGGCATAACTAAATGTCCTGTTTTATATCCTAATAAAACCATTTTCTCAGCTTGTTGTTCAATACTTTTCATGACTTGTTTTACAGCTACTTCATTTTGTTTTGTATTTTCGTATTCCATAGTAATAATAATAACTAGTAACTAGTAAGCTTTAAGTTTTTTATAAGGTATATCATGTATCATTTACAAAAAATTGAAACAAAATATAAATTATTCAATAATTTTAAAAAGTAACAATAACTAAATAACGCCAACCAACCATGGGAAACGGAAATACAAGAGAATTAGTTGATACTATGCCAGATGAAGACAAAATGAAATATTTGATTCAAACCGGTAAAGTGAATGACCAAATGATTCAATTATACAGAGATCAAATCATGACCCCTATAGAAATATATGAGTATGCGGTTGGGAAACGAGAAAATCAACCAAGCACAAATAATAAAAATAAAAATATACATAAATACAATAAATAAACCAAATGTTATCAATCAATATTATTTATTGATAACATAGTGAATAGCAGTTACACTATAATTGGATTAACGCTGGTTTATCATCACTAAGCCCATCACCACAAACAACAAAATAAATGGTAAAAGAACTAACAACCAAGCAATGCCTTTATGACCATCTTTGCATATCAAGTTCAGAATCCATGTCCAAAACAATATATAAATAACCTTTGCTACAAAAACAACCGTGGTGTTCGGAACCTTGCATGAAAAGTTTCCTAGATTGTAGTGTTTATTATTACCTAAATTTTGAATGACAGAAACAACAATTGCTAAAACAGACAACACAAAGTATACTAGAGCAGGGGTACACAAATCGCCTAATTTTTTAGGAAACGCCATGAATATGAATTATACAAAGAAAAAAAATTATATTAATAATGATCGTAGATTATTATTTGGTAACTGATCTTTGTAAGGCAATGGATTTACCGGAGCAGGATAACCATTTAACGCATTGTATGCACTTCCAACATTGAACGAAACAGACCTTCCAAAATTTACTAAATCTTGTGGAATAAGACCTCCCCCTTTTTTCATTCTTTTATTTTTTTTACTTATGGTACGCTTACGTCCACCGTTAACTACCATCATTGTTTGCGGTTCTTTGTGGTATAAATTATACTCTAAATAATTACGATCAGCTCCAACCCCGTTCACTCCTGGCCAACCATCCACTTTGGTAGTCCAAGGGTCTCCTACAAATGGTCCTGGAATTGGAGCAGGCGGTTTATAAAAACTGCCTCCATGTTGTTGCACTTGACAGGCACTGCATCCGGTGTTTCCGCCCATTTGCGAGGACCATCCGCACGATTTACACCCTTTTAATAAATGGGAATGATGCTTAGCACACCCTTTCATGTGCCACAACTTTTGTTTCATGGTTTTATGTTTGTTATGTCTTTTTTTACTATTTTTCATTCTATATTTCTTACTACGCGCCATTTGTATAATATTATATTTTTTTATAATTCAGAAAATATATATAATTTAATTTTTATAAACAAACCCAAATGTTCTTTCTAAACATATACAACTTCCATTTATGTCACGATTTAGTTATTCAATATCTACATGTGTTAACATATGGCGCCTGCAACACATTTTTTTTAATTGAAGCTCATCCAATACTTCTCCTTCAGGCGTTTTTTCGCTGTAATTTTTGGTTAGATAAATAACTTTATCTATGTTCATATCTTTTGAAAATTTGCGTTTTCTTACTTCTTCACAATAGTAACGATACTTATTGGCTAAAACCGTTCCACAAGTAAAGCATTTAATGGGGATAATCATTGTAGTGTTATAATTTATAGTTATATTTTTAACTATCTTTTTAAATAATTCAATTTTTATTTATATTATTTCTATTAGTAACATAATGAATACAATTCCAAGTATTATACCTTTTCTCATTGATTGCAATTTCCGTAACATTTGTTTTTATAGTAATAATAATCATGATGTAAGGTGTTTCCGTATGTATCGCTTTTATAAGTAGCACCATCTATCGTGCCAGCTGAACATTTGGATGAACTTGTATATACGCAACAATCTGTTTCAGAACAACGTTTTTCTGTTAATGCATTACACGCTTTTTCTAGTTCATTCGTTTTTCCGAAGTAACTTTCACAAAACCCATTTGAAGGACTAATATTTATAGATTGCATGGTTTCCAAAGTGACCTCTTGAACCAATTTAGGAGGATATACATATTTGTTGAAATCTATCTTTTTTACATGAATAATAATTAATACAGCAAAAAGAATGAATACAACGACAAAAATCCAAATAATGCTTAGATAATCATTTTGTAAATATGTCGCCATAAAATAGGAATATAAAAGATAAAAGATAAAAGATAAAAATAAAGATATAATGTAATTATTTAATTTTATATAGTTACATTATAGATGACTTCGCGTAGAAAATCACATCGTTCTAAAAAAGGTTTGTTTATAAAATCCCTTCAAAAAACATCCAGCAGGATTATGCCTAGATTGAAAACAAGTATAGAGACCCTTGGAAAAAAAGTTACTAGAACAGTTATCCCCTCTACAAAACGTAGTTTTGGGTCGTTGTTTGGGTTGAGACGTAAAACAAAAAAACGTCGCTAACCCATATATCCTTTTACGATACAATATATTGTGTTATGTCAATCCTCATGCATAACCGGTATAAATGAATGTAATATATTTAAGAATGGATCCCAACCATCACGGCTTTTCAAAGTTTCTGGAGATTTACATTTCAGACGCCTAAGTTTTCAGCAAGCACCATAAACATTTGCTTTTGGGATTATATTGCTAAGGTCGTTATGCTAAAGGTTTACTCCTTCTGTAAAGTCAATAGTAAGGATGTTCATCTTACGAACTCAGTGAACCCGGTGAAGGACGAAATGAGTTATGTGTCAAGTATTTTTTGTAACACTATAATGATAACATCCGTTACTGGTCTGCCTTGCAAGACGTCATTTGGTTTCTCTATATTATTGTAAATAAAGTATATTTATAATAATACCTATAATAGTATTTACATTGCTTTATCGTTATATTCATTTATGAATTGGTTTTACAGCAACACCCTTGGTAGTCTTTGTTTTTTTGTGCATAATCGGCGTTTCGTGAAATTCGTCATGGCATTTTTTGCACAAATTCAGTAAATTAGCAGAATGATTCTTGTGAAAAGGTATACCTGAGCTATGAATCATTCCATGTTCATCAGCATCTTTTTGATGCTGTAAATGATGTACTTCACTGGATACATCTTTGCCACATTTTTCACATAATCCTTTAACGTGCTTTGCATTGTAGTGGGATTTTGTTAAGTCCAATATACTTGCTGATTCTGGATAATATTTCATACGAATATGATTGGCTTCTTCCAAAAAATCCAAGGGTAGACTTAATGATTTACATACTTCCAATCCATACATATTGTTACCAGGTCCGCTCCTTAATTTACGATCATAAACTAACGCATCTATTTCTTTATCGTAGATAACACTCATATGACAAATCGCCAATTTGTCCAAACATGTAATTTCTTCATATTTTGTAATTTCGTGTAAATGGGTAGCGAAAATAAAACTAGACTCTACTCGGTATAGTTTTTGTATACCCGCTACAAAGATACTCATTGCAGAAATACTTTCGGTGCCAGAGCATAACTCATCTCCTAAAACCAAACTATGCGAATTGGCTAAACGTAAAATAGTTCTTAACTCAGACATTTCTACTGCAAACGTAGAAAGACCTTTAAATAAATTATCATTGCCTAAAATTCTGGTAAAAATATAGTGATACGGTTTAAATTGGAAAGAAGAGGCAGGTACAAAGAGACCAGATTGAGCCATGATTACTGCAATACCTAAAGAACGAATAAAACTTGTTTTTCCAACAGCATTCGTACCATATAATAACATACCATTTACCGCGTCTGTTCCTAGTGATACATCATTGGCAACGTATAGTTCATTTTGCTGAATATGTTCTATTAAACAATGTCTTAAGTCATCTACTTTTACAAACGATTTCGTAGCTTCTGCCCGAATTTGAGGTTTGCAGTATCCATATTTTTGAGCGATACATGCTTTTGTAAAGACAAAATCTACATAAGTTAAAAATTCGTTAACCAATTCAAACTGCGTTTGATAGTCAACTAGTTTTTCAATAATTTCCCAATACACTTTAGAAAGCAATTCGGCTAACTGGGTTTTAATGGTAGCTACATTTTTACACAATTCGGTTATTTGATAGCTGACAATACCTTTATTGGATGCAGTTTGTTTCACAAACGAGAACACGTTTTTACTATTATCCAATTCAAAGGACCTACCTTGTCCATCATTAGAGGAACGATATTGTAACACAATTTTACTATCAGCTGTTTTACTCAGTAAATCTTCCAATAATTTGCATCTTCTATCTGTCGCAATCAAACTGTAATTATTTTTTTCAGTTTCATGAATTTTGACATACTCTGTTGTTAGTTTGTCTTTGTTGTCTTTTTCTTTATCGTGTTCTCCTGCTATCCCATCTTCTGAATACTGAAACAAATCCAAATCTTCTACGGTCTTCAAGATTGATTTTTTTGTCTTTTTTTTGCTGGTTGTTTCGTAATCTAACAATACACTATGAAAATATTTACGACAGCATTCAAGTTTATCTTGTGAATCAATGATCTTTTTAACATTTATGTCTAACTCTTCACTAACCAATGGCTTTATATAATTCACCTCTATTTTTTGAATATGATCCGCATTTTTGCATTGCATAATATCCAAATGCTTATCCAAAAATCCAATAATTTCATCTATATAGGATGTAAGAAGCGACACGTTAGGAATTTTATGTTTCAAATAATCAAAGATAATCGGATCTTCATGTAACAAATGATATATTTCTTTGGCACAACTGAGACTAATGTATAGCTGATAGACGTTTTTTGGTGTAATTTTTTGAAGAATAATAAGACGGTTGATTTTAGAAAGATCCGCTATTTGAGACAACTTATGTTTTAACGAATCATACATAATCATTTTGTTCTCTAAACAGTAACCAATAATGTCGTATTCCATTTGCAAGTAATCTTCATTTGTAGTAGGATTTAAAAAACATTCAATGAATTTTCGCTTACCCATAGGAGTGACACATTTATTCAAAAAAGTAACGACAGATGAATATTTGCCTTTGTATTGATCCTCTATAATATTTAGTTGTTTCAGAGAATGATTGGCTAATATTAACCTTGACCCTGAATTTTCAAATATTGGTTCTTTTATTTTATTAATCAAGTAAGGATTGTGTTGATATAAAAAATCTAACAAGTAACAAAACGCTTGCGTAGCTATATTATATTCATAAAAAGGATAAATAAACGCTTGATAATCATAAATAGTATAAAACTTTTCAAATAGCTGTTTTTGATAAATTTGTTTTTCACAATTATGAGCTCGTAATACATTTTTGTTAGAAGTCTCTGTGTTTAATAAAGAAATATAATGAATAGAACTACTTCGTATGTTTGTATAGTTTACAATGTTATCCATTTCTTGTTGCGTTATATTTCCCATCAATATGGTTTCGCTAGGATTGTAAATAGAGACGATTCTTTCTAATTCATCAAAGGTAGTTGGATTGTTAATATAAGCTTCTTTGAATTCAGAAATAATGGATTTCCCTGTATAAATATCAATCATTCCTATCCCTATGTAAATAATTTTTTTATTGAGTGAATTTGCCTTTAAAGAACATGCAGAGTAAGCAAATTGTGCAAATATATTCTTTTTATTTACGTTTTCAATGACATGCAGCCAAATACAACAGCTGACATTACTAATGGTATCTGTGTCGCAAGAAAAATAAGTTCCTGGTGAAAAAATACCCAATAAACTTCTCGTAGTATTTGGTGCTTGTTCATCTTGAACAAAAACAACAATCGTATATCCTGCATCTTGTAATTTTTTTGTATACTTTTCCAAAAACATATCTTTGAATCCAGCCATTATTACTGGTTGATTCCCTACACATGTTTTTTTGTCTACTACATTTAAATCACATATTTTAGAAAAATTGGAAATACAACTTCCATAAACAGATCCATCCAATTCATTTTTTAATCCGTATACTTCAAAAAACGCACCTACTTGCATTAAAACAATAGTAGAATTTCCGTATTCTTCTATGTATTTGTTAGTTTTTTCAAAATAGTCTTTAATGAGCGACATAGCAATCTAATGTTATTTCGTAATGCGTAAATAGATATACTAGTTACAAGAGTAACCTTTAATTTATTTTCAAAAAACTACAAATTCATCATCGGTTAATGTGCCAACGCTATAGTTGAGTATTTTTCTTTTTAGAAACATATAATAACTATTTGGTAAAATACCTAGTTGGTAATGTAACAATTTTATAAAATTTAAAATCCAGGTGCTGTAAAATGGCAATACCATTTTACTGTTATGTTCTTCTAAAATATAAGGTTTGTATTTTTCATTATAAATCGCAAATTCTGCCTTTAAAAATGAATTTTTATAATTTAGTTTATGTCCCGTTGTCAACTTTTTATTTTTTCGCATCTTCCATAGGACTCTTTTTATTTTTTTTTTATCAAGATGTAAAAAATGTTGTAATTTGGAAATAGTACTGCTTTCATTATCCGTAAAAATATCAACATCAATATCACTTTTACCAGGGATATAGTCGGGTCGTTGAACGCTTCCATAATAAAATAACTTTGTATCCAAATAATTACTTAATTCATCAAAAAACTTACTTTGTTCGGGAGTTAATTTATTTTTCGTATTTTCCATTACTGATTTAAGAAGAGATAAAAATAAATGGCAAAAATAAATAGTGAGTTTTTATTTATCAATCATTACTTCTTTGGAAATGTTGTGAATGATTTTTTGATAATTTTTATCTTCAGTGCAACCCATAGACTCTCCCACAATGTGTAAATATTCTGTATTTTTTGTAGAGTCGCTATCTTTACAATTAGGGTTTTCTTCAACCCATATGGGAATCTGTTTAATATTTTTATTACTAATATGATTAATTACCTTTCTCATTTTCTCGTTTTCTTCATTTTCCTTTTCCCATTTGTTTTGATCTTTGACATATAACACTTCTCTTTTGTAATCTGTGCAATGTAAAGGACGTCTAGTAATATCTAGATCCTTTAAGTTTTTAATAATTATTTTAGAAATACCATTCACAAAGCCCGAGTTTCCAATGGTTTCCAGGTCAGTTAGATCTAGTTTTACTGACTCCACAAAATCCATAATGTTCATCGCATCCTTGCATGTTTCATTTAGAAAAAAATTTAAGTTGAATGTTTTGTTGTTGCTATTAGTAGTAATATTTGTAGAGTTATTTTTGCATATTTCTAAAATTAATTTTTTGAATTCTTCATTTTCCTTCATAAGATAATTAATGAGTTCATCTTTATTATCTGCGTTTTTTACCGGAATAGTATCATTTATTATTGATTTATTATGATTGCATTTTTTTGAATGATTGAATAAACTTTGTCTATGTTTATATTTTTTACCACAACTACATGTAAACATATGCTTGGCGTCGCCTGCGTCAGTATTTGTAAGTATTTTGTCAGTATTTTGGTGTTTCCGTGTTAACGCGTGTCTATTAAAATCACTTTGCTTACAGCATTTAAACTCACATTTGATACACGTAAACCGCGTGGCGTTTTTTGGCGTAAAATTGTCAGTCATTTGTCAGTATATAACATACTTACACAAAAAACGCCTAAATACTTTATTAATGAATTAAAATATTTTTCAGTAACATATTTGAAATTATTTTATTAGTAATTTGCTAGACATGACTGCATAAGCAGATTTTGAGAGTTTTCTTCCAAGACTTTTTTCCAAAATCCAAAAAAGGACATTTTTAAAAATGTCCAAAATCCAAAATCCCAAAAAAGTCTTGGAAGAAATTTTTACTTTTTCTTTTCTTTAAATTACTTTGGACATATATTATTTTTCCTATAGTTCAGGTTCTTTCATGAAATTATGTAGTAAAATGTCTTTATTTGTATTGTTGATTTCTCCAGCTAGTCGCGAACATTCATACGTTTGTTTCAACACATCGTTAGGAGCAGTGCTGCCTACTTTCATAATACCATGTTTGTGTAAATATTTTTTAATCTCGTTTATAGGAGTTCGTTTAAGTTCTTTGTGTGCATTCAAGACATTTTTACGAGTATTTTTATCTTTAATTAATACACCAACTTTTCTGTACAAGTTAGACTTACCTAAAGTGTATTTTCGTCTAATAGTAGTTTTTACATACTTTTTACCTTTGGGTAACTTGGGCAACGTATCATTGTTAGAAGGTATTGTATCTGTTAAAGCAGGTTCTTTTACTACTGATACATTCAAAGGTTTAACTAAAGGTATAATTGGTTGTGGATTTGACACAGGAACCCGTGTTATTTCTGGCGATACCTCTTGATTTAACAAGTGTGATGTATTGGTATTGTCATCTAATATAATTGCTGGTTGAATTTGAAGAGGGGTAGAGACGTCAGTCTGTATTGAAATAGATTGGTGTTGATTAGATGCTTGTTTTGTTTCTAAGTGCTGTAGTTTTTTTTTAATCATTGACAACCTATCTTCTCTAGATAGATTTGGATATGGTTCATATGTCTGTTGTTTTATTGGAGTTGAGTGATTTATGGACGGATATTGTTTTTGTGTTTTTTGCCATGTTCTATAAGTTGGTTTTTGTCCACCTCGTAAACATCCATGAGGAACTACATTATCTACTTTGTAGTTTATTTTCATAGGCTGTAAAAGAGGATTATAATTATGCATAATCGGTTCTTGTAACTCAGGAGGTAAATCTAGCTGTACATAAGGAGAAAAAGTGGATGAGTTAGGGGTATAATTGGTCTTTAACGTTTTATTATGCATATTTGCTTCTGATTTATGTTTGTTAGATAAATCAGATAAGTATCCAATTGCATCATAGAACTCATCCGTATATTTATCATTTTGTAATTCAGTTGTTTTTTGTTTTAGTTCATTTATCTCGTTATTTTTATGCTGTTTGATTCGGTTCAGCAACTTCGTTTTAAGATGGTTTGGAGATACTACTGGTAAAGGTTTTATTTGATTATCTTTGTTTTTTTTTGTTTTTCCTCCAGAAGTAAATTTGAATAATTCTGGATTTACAATGATTGTTTTTTTTATAGTTGACATGTTGTATTACAAAAATAATTTTATTTTATGAAATAACCTTAATAGATAAAATAAGGTAAAACATAAAATAAAAGACAAATGAAGTAAAACATAAAATAAAAGACAAATGAAGTAAAACATAAAATAAAATACAAATAAATAAACTAAACATACATACTGGAAAGAGACATTTGAATATTTGTATGCTCTTTTCTTTTTTTTACTTCTTCATTTTCCATAAAAATAGAAAGCCCCTTGTTCATATCTTCTAAGGTAATCTTTTTACGTTGTGTTTCAGGCTTTCCAAATATTCGTCGTGCGTGCGCTATTTTTATTTTTGAAAGTAAGGTTTCCATATCTCTACCATAAAACTGAAAATAATCTTTATTGTTTTCAAACCATTCTGTATTTACAGTTGTTTCAGTGGATATACCCCATCCTGCATCCGATACTTTTTTTAAAAATATGTTATGCAAGTCTTGAGAAGTATATACGTCTGTTTTAAATCTCCAGTTAAAACGTGAATTCAACCCAGGGTTATAATTAAAAAAACATTCATTTAATTCTTTTTCATATCCCGCTATAATAATCATTAAATTGTCTTTATAATCGCTAGCTGCTTCACATATAGTGTCAATACATTCTTTAGAAAAACTATCACGTTTTTCAGAATTACCTAGAGAATATGCTTCGTCTATAAACAAAACGCCTCCTAGTGATTCTTTAATTACCTCTTTCGTTTTAATTGCTGTTTGACCAAGGTATCCTGCAATTAAGTCGCTCCGGGTAACTTTTGTAAAGGTTCCTTTTGTTAGTATCCCTAAGTGAGTAAAGACATTACCAATTAATTTTGCAATTTCTGTTTTTCCAGTACCAGGGGGTCCATATATTACTGTATGCATGAAGTCTTGCCCAGAGCTTAAATTATGCAAATTCTGCAAATAAAATAATATTTGATCTAGTACACTTTGTTTTAACTGACGCATGCCTATCATGGCATCCATTTTCATGAGCGGTTCTTTGATTTTACGCAACATGGACATGTTAATATTGTAGTCTCGCTCACCATCTAAACTTTCAACATACAAATTAGTGATTTGAATTAAGTCTTGAATAGAATTTACTTCTTCTGAAATAACTATATTCTCTTTTTTGTGTTCATTATACTTAATAGGTATAACACGTGAAGTTATTTCATCTATTTCACTAATAGGTTCATAGTTGTTTGGATTACTATTCTGATATATTTTGCGAATCACAACGTCTGTATGATTCCATCCAGTAAAATGTTCGTTGTTTATATTATTACTAACATATTTGTCATTTATATGGTTTATAATTTCTATTAAGTTATCTGTTTCTTTCAATCTATTTTTGCAAGACATAGTATCTAATTCTGTTAAGAATGTATGGTACCTATCGCTATTATTTTTTTTGCGAAACATCCTATTGTGTATATAGGAATGTTATTATTTATATTTATTATTTATTATATGTATTGAATATCACATTACATATAATAATTTCTTATACTCGCAAGTTTGGATTAACGCAAACCTCATTCGTAGGAAAAATGTCTCCTGACATACACATATCATTTACACCTACCGATACACAACTTCTTACCCCTTTTTCTTCACCTATGTAACACCATCCAGATTTACCGGATGATTTGGTCATTTGAATACTACTATAAGAATCATCTGCTTCAACGTGATTTGACTGCGATGCATCATTTAATGATTTTGATAATGCATTTTCTGGTGTTTTGTCTTGCACGAACTCTGTTCCGACGCTCTGCCCTGGTTGTGAAGTTGTGACAACATTAGGCTGAAATGTTCCTGTAACTGTATTAATTGCCGCAGTTGCACCACTTGCAGCTACATCTATTCCTGCTTTTGCACCAGTAGCTGATACATCTACGGTTTGTTGGACAGTAGGACCTACTAGGCTAGAAACCCAACTAGATCCTTGACCTAAAAGATTGGCGGTAAATTGGGTTCCTTTTGCTAAATAAGTAAATACATTGAACCCTAGAATGGCTAAAACAATGACAATTAAAATCCATGTTGTCCATGATATATTTTCAAAAAAGGAGAACATCCCTTTTGAAGAAGGAGATGGGTTTGAATTGGACGTTATCACGCCGCTATTTATACCAGATAACGGTGTAGTTGTATCAGAACTTATACTTTTGGTTAAACTATCAAATATATTATTACTGTTAGATGATGTATTTAAAGATGATTTTAAGCTCATTTATATATTTAAAGAAAAATAAATATTCATTTTATCTTAGATTTATTCTATAAAACGCATACCAGATAAGTCTCTCAAATATCGTTTGGAACTTGTTTCTACTAATAAACCGTTCGCATATACACCGTAATTCATGTAGTCATTATCATTCTCTAACGAAAAGTGATACACCGTAAATATACCTTCCTTTTTATAAGGGGTTGCTCTTTTATCAACACAAGCGGGTAAACGTGCTTTTGCATCCGTTAAATAAATTCTGCCTAGCACCTTTTCTGTTTTTGCTCGTTCTCCTTCTTTGAATCTATCCACCAAAATAGAGTGATGTCCTGTAATGATCAAATCTTCAAATACTTCAGGGTATTGGTCTCTGGAACATTTGTATAACATACGTTCATTATGATTGTCTGATGCTGCGTTATACATATCTTGACAACCAATCATGTGAATGGCAACAAATCCATGCTTCAATGTTTTCACCAAATCACCTTTTCTTAAACTTTCAATGACTTTGTATTCTTCTTTTCTAGTCTCTTTGTTGAAACATAAAATTTTTGTATTCTCTTTAAAGCATACAATCGTATATTTTACTTCAGCATCTACGAAACCTCCAGCGGTAGTTACTGTTACAGTTGCAGGGCCTGCGGATCTGTCTATTGAAATTGCATTTATTTGCATATCACTAATTGTGACTAGTGTTAATGGTATTCTATCAATAGTAACAGACACAGGGTCTATAAAATTCGTTCCTCTAAGGATGATTGTTTGCCCTCCTAAGGTAGAAAGGATACTTGGTGTAACGCTTGTTATTGATGGAGGAGGAATATAAGTGTATTCAATAATGTCCGTACTTGGTCCTAGTGTAGTCCTAACCGTTACTTGGACAGATCCTTCAAATCCTGGAGGAGTTAATGCAGTTATCTGTGTGTCATTGTCTAACGTTACCGAGAGTGCTGGAGTACCGCCAAATGCAACACTAATATTTGTTGCATCTATAAAACTGGTTCCTGTAATAATAACTTGCTGTCCTCCCGCTAATGGTCCTACACTAGGATCAATACTCGTTACCGTTGGAGGAGGAATTGGAATAACAGTTGTAAAAATTGCGCTTAA